CATTCCCTCGCAACATTACGGATGTTTAGATGACTTCTGGCACGATTTATGTCTGCGCTGCGTAAGCCGACGGCTGAACTTGAGGCAACGGGTGCTTATGAGAAGCATCCTGAGCGTCGGCACCAGCATGAGCCGAACACTGGGCGCGGGGTTGGGGCGCCGCCGGATGAATTGAGCGCGGCGGCAAAGAAGGCGTGGGATGCGGTGGTTGCCGACTGTGCGCCTGGGGTGTTCCAGAGTTCGGACCGGGTTTTCCTTGGGGTGCTGGCTGAGATGGTGGGGCGTTTCTGGCAGGAGGGCGATGGGTACGGGGTGCAACGCACTGTGGTCCTGCTGACGTTTTTGCGGCAAGCCGGGATGACGCCTTCGTCCCGTTCGCATGTGATGGTTCCAAAGCAGGCCGACGATGGCAAGCCGAAGTCCGGCCTCGCGAGCTTCCGGTGATCCGGCCACTGACTATGCGCGAGGCGTCGTAGATGGACGCATCGTGGCTGGCCCACATGTGCGTGATGCGTGCCGACGGCATCTGCGTGACCTGCAAGACGGTCCTGCCCGTGGCCTGGTCTGGGACACGCATGAACTCGGCGAGACGATTCGCTTCTATTCCGAGATCCTGCGGCTCAACGGCGGGCAGTTCGAGGGCAAGCCGTTTATTCTTGAGCCGTCTCAGGTATTTATCGTGGGTAGCCTGTTTGCTTGGAAGCGAGCGGATGGGTTTCGGCGCTTCCGCGGCGCCTACATCGAGATGGGCAAGGGTAACGGCAAGTCGCCGCTGGTTGCCGGCGCGGGGCTCAAGATGCTGGTAGCCGATCGCGAACCGCGGGCCGAGATTTATGCCGCGGCGACCAAGAAGGACCAGGCGGCGATCCTGTTCCGCGATGCGGTGGCGATGGTCGACCAGTCGCCGGAGCTCGATGCTGCGCTGCGGCGTTCTGGCGGCAAGGGGATGGAGTGGAACATTGCCGACCTGTCGTCGGGGTCGTTCTTTCGCACGGTGGCGAGTGATGATGCGCAATCTGGCCCGCGCCCGCACTGCGCGATCCTGGACGAGGTGCACGAGCACAAGACCGGAATGATGGTCGAGATGATGCGTGCCGGCTTCAAGTTCCGCCGCCAGCCGATGCTGCTGATGATCACCAACAGCGGCACCGATCGCAATTCGGTCTGCTGGGAGAAACACCAATACGCGACCGAGGTCTGCGCTGGCACGCGCGAGGACGACGAGTTCTTCGGCTACGTCTGCGGGCTCGACGAGGACGACGACCCGTTCCACGACGAGTCGTGCTGGCCCAAGGCGAATCCGCTTCTCGACGTGTCGGTCACGCGCGAGTTCCTGCGCGGCCAGGTGCGCGAAGCACTTGGGATGCCAAGCAAGGAGTCGAGCGTTCGCCGACTCCACTTCTGCCAGTGGGTCGAATCCGACAATCCGATCATCGGCTCCGAGGTGTGGCTCGCCGCCGCCGAGGACTATCACGATGACTTGCTACTCGGAAGGAAGTGCTGGGGCGGATTGGATCTGTCCTCGACGACCGACCTGACGGCGTTTGTGCTGCTGTTCGCGCCCAGCGAAGCCGATCCCAAGTGGCGGCAAAAGTCGTGGTTCTGGTTGCCGGAGCAGAACCTCGACGACAAGGCGCACAAGGATCGCGTGCCCTATCGCGTATGGCGCTCGGCCGGCTGGCTGACCGCAACTTCCGGCGCCGCGGTAAACAAGCTGTTCGTCCTGTCGCATCTGGTCGCGTGCTGCGAACGCTATGACGTGCAGGCTATCGGGTACGACCGCTGGAGGATCGAGGACTTCAAAGCCATGATCGAGCAGGAAGGCGTGGAGTTGCCGCTGGAGCCATTCGGTCAGGGCTTCCAGTCGATGGCGCCGGCGCTGGACGAGTACGAGCGGCTTCTGGTCAATCGCGAGTTGCGCCACGATCGCAATCCGATCATGACCTGGAATGCGGCGAGCGCGGTCGCGGAGAAGGACGCCGCCGGCAATCGCAAGCCGACCAAGGAACGCTCGACCGGGCGCATCGACGGATTCGTCGCTGCCGTCATGGCCGCGGGGCTCGCGATCAAGCCGGTGGACGCGCCGACTTATCAAGTGATGATCGTCTGAGGACATATGGAAAAGCGCATTGCCTACGGGCTGATCTCAATCAAGAGTTTCGACGACAAGACGCGCACGTTCAAGGGTATTGCCTCGACTGCCACACCCGACCGGATGCAGGACATCGTCGAGCCCAAGGGCGCCGAGTTCCGCTTGCCGATCCCGTTCCTGCACCAGCACGATTCGACCAAACCTGTTGGGCAGATCACGCGCGCCAGAGTTGTCGGCAACGACATCGAGGTCGATGGACGGCTAGAGCAGCTCGACGGACCGCCGACGCTGAAGGAGCGGCTCGACGTGGCATGGGCGGAATTGAAGTCCGGCCTTGTGCGCGGTCTGTCGATCGGATTCAATCCGAAAGAGTACAGCCACATCAAGGATACGGGTGGAATTCATTTCACCAAGTGGGAATGGCTGGAGTTGTCGATGGTGACCATTCCCGCCAATCAGGAAGCAACCGTTACGACCGTCAAGCAACTGGCCGCGCTGGGCCGCAGTGTTGCGCCGACGTCCAAACCTGCCCGCGCCGGGGCTCAATCCAAAGGAAGCAGCATGAAGACGTACACGCAGGAGGCCCTGGCGGCGCTGAAGGACGAGCGCAAGACCAAGGCGGCGCGCATGGAAGAGTTGCGCGAACTGACCAAGACCGAATCGCGCCGGTTCACGGCCGACGAGCGCGCCGAGTTCGAGGCGCTGGATGCAGAGATCGAAGACATGGACGACGACATCCGCGTTACGCAGAGGCACGTCGGCAATATCGCGGCCCTCAAGGAACTGCCGGCAGAATCCCGTCGCGGGGCACCGTATGGCTTCGTCAAGAAACTCAACGACGTCGAAGAAAAGTTCAAGGGCGAAACGGGCTTGAAGCGGGCGATGGCGAACATCGTCGCTCAAAAGGAAATCAAGGCCGGCAATATGGTCACGCCGCTGCAAGTGGTCGAGGAGCGGTGGGGCAAGACCAATCCGACGCTGGTCGCGGTCATGAAGGCCGGCATTGCAGGCGGCGGAACGGACTCTGGCGAATGGGGCGCGGAACTGGCGCAAGCCGACACCCGCTACACCGGAGACTTCGTCGAATATCTGTACGCCAAGACGACGTTCGACCAGTTGCCATTGAAGCCCGTTCCACACAACGTGGTAATCAAGGGACAAGACGGCGCATTTACCGGCTACTTCACCGGGCAGTCGAAAGCGATCAAGGTATCGAAGGGAGATTTCTCGACCACGACCACGACGCCTTACAAGGCGGCGGGCCTGACGGTGATCTCCAACGAACTGATTCGCGACTCGTCGCCGGCCGCGCTGGATCTGTGCGGCACCGGACTGCGCAACGCCATCCGGCAGGTCGTAGACTCGACGTTCTTCTCGTTCACGGCGGTTTCTGCCGGCGTGTCTCCTGCCGGGATTTTCAACGGCCTGACGCCGATCACTAGCAATGGCGGCGATGCGCAGTCGATCATTACCGACGTCGGAGCGATCTGGGCGCCGTTCATTGCGGCCAATATCCTCGAAGGCAGCTTCTTCTGGACGATGGGTCCGGCCACTGCGGTCAAGTTGTCCCTCATGCGCAATGCCTTGGGACAGACTGAATTCCCTGGCGTTACTACCTTGGGCGGGACGTTCCAAGGTTATCCGGTGTTCATCACGCAAAACATGCACGCGGGCGACGTGGCGCTGATGAACGGTTCCGAAATCTGGAAGATCGGCGATCTCGGAGTTTCCTTGTCGGTGTCGGATTCGGCGATGATCGAGCAAGACGGAGCGCCGCAAGGTGCATCGGACACGCCGACTGCGGCATCAGCGACGCTGATGTCGATGTACCAGGAGGACTCGACGGCCATTCGCGTGATTCGTCCTATCTCGTGGGGCAAGCGCCGCGCGGCCGCTGTTGCAGTTCTCGGCAGCACGACGTGGGGCGCCGAGTCGAGCTAACAATGTAGTGGTGTTTGCCGGCGCGGGCTGGATTCCTGTCTGGTTCGCGCCGGGATTTTTAAGGGAATCGCAATGAAATTGATTGCCCGCAAGACCGTCGGACGGGTCAAGGCCGGCGAATCATTCCGTGCCGAAGGGTCCGTTGCCCGCGCATTGGTCGCGCTGAAGATGGCCGACTATGCGCCGAAGGCGATCAAGGTGGCGCCCGTGGCTGTCAAGACCACGCTTACCGCGCCGAAACGCCAGTATCTGCGCCGCGACATGAAGGCGGAAGACTGATGCGCCTGTTCGGCTTCGAGGTTGCGATCCGCAAGGCGGCGGTACCGCAGAACTTGACGTCTGTGTACGGCCAGCAGGGCTGGACATCGATATGGGGGCCGCAACCGGAATATGCATTCCAGCAGGACATTCATATCAACCATAATCGCGTGCAGGCCAATTGGTGCGTTTTCGCGTGCCAAACCCTGATCGCGGGCGACATTGGCAAGCTCGGCATCCGGCTCATGGAATGGTCCGACCGGATGCAGATATTCGAGGAGGTGGAAAGTCCGGCTGTGTCGCCTGTCTTCCTGCGGCCGAACGATTACCAGACCTGGCCCAAGTTCATGCAGCAATGGATCTTGAGCAAGGTCGGCCACGGCAACGCCTACATGCTGAAGGAACGCGATGCGCGCAACGTCGTGACCTCGCTGTACGTGCTTGACCCGCATTGCGTGACGCCGCTGGTCGCGCCGGATGGTTCGGTGTATTACCGATTGTCGTACAACACGCTCGCGGGCGTGCCCGAGGGCCAGGTGACGGTGCCCGCGTCCGAGATCATGCACGATCGGATGTGGTGCCTCTACCATCCCCTCGTCGGGCTGTCGCCGCTCTTCGCGTCATCGCTTGCGGCGACGCAGGGGCTGGAAATCCAGAGCAATTCCGCGCGCTTCTTCGCCAATATGTCGCGCCCGTCTGGCATCCTGACCGCGCCAGGCCGCATCCTCGAGAACACACAGAAGGAAATCAAGACCTATTGGGAGACGAACTTTGCTGGTATCAACCGTGGCCGAGTAGCGGTGTTGGGAGATGGCCTTAAATACGAAGCGTTGTCGATAAATGCCGTAGATTCGGAATTGGTCGCGCAATTGAAGTTGACCGCCGAAATGATCTGCTCGACCTATCACGTCCCGGCGTACAAAGTCGGCGTCGGCCCGATCCCGCCGCAGGCGAGCGCGGAAGTGCTGAATCAAATCTACTACGACGACTGCATTCAAGTGCTGATTCAGGACGCTGAGACGTTGCTCGACGAAGGACTCGACCTCGAACAGAAAGGATTCAATGCGCAGTTCAACATCGACGACCTCTTGCGCATGGATACCGCGACGCAGATTGCAACATTGAATGAAAGCGTCAAGGGCGGCTGGTTGAAACCGAATGAGGCGCGATCGAAGCGCAACCTTGCGCCGGTCGATGGCGGGAATTCGCCTTATCTGCAACAGCAGAACTTCTCGCTGGCGGCACTCGCCAAACGCGACGCGCTGCCTAATCCGTTCGTAATCGATCGTCCGACTGCCAATCCGACGCCGTCCGATACAGGTCCGGCACCGACCGCCGATCGGCAGGCGCAGGACGCAGCGGCGAAGGCGCTCGCGCGCGAGGTGATCGCCAAGGCTGCGGCGTCGTTGTATCTGGAGGATGGGAGATGAAATTGCGCACTGCGTTGTACGACGGCCATACGGAACTGGCGACTATCGACGACTTGGGCGCAGTCACGCTCGGCACGCCGGTATTCCCGACCGGCAACGCGGGCGAGGTCGTCTTCGTCGATGGCTCCAATCACGCGGCGACGAGCGCGGACCTGAGGTTTGACGAGACGAGCAAGATACTGCGCGTTGGTGGCGATGCGCAGACGACCGGCGTTGATGTAGGCGAGTACGGCGTGTTTCGCTGGAGTTATGAGAACGGCGATCCGGCGATGCAATTGGTGCAGGAATCGGAACTTGACGGCTTTAGCGGCGAGGCGGTAGGCGTGCGCGATGGCATCGGCGGACCGGCCGGGTTTTTGCTGATGTCGGACTTTACGAGCGCGTCAAACTGGGTAGGTGCAGCATTTGGCAATTATCCAGGCTTTGGCATGGGGATTGTGGGTGTTGCGGACGGCACTACCCAGACCAACGGGCCTAATTTGGCCGTCAATACATTTAGCGCCGACACCACGCGAACCGGCTTCACTGCTTACGGCACAGGTGGCGGCGTTGAAATAGTGGCTAACGATAAGGTTATTGCTTTTGACGGCGCCGAGCTATTTCCGGCCGCTGCCGGCATTAGTCTGGGCATCAATGGATTCGCGTGGGCCTCGGTAAACGCGAGCGAATACAAGTCCGATGGCACGGCAGGCATTTCCGGCTCCTTTACAACCGGATCTCTGGTAGGCAAGACGGTCACTTACACAAACGGGCTAGTAACGGGCTTTGCATGATCCTCGACGCGAACGCGCAGGAAGCCGCTGCGCTGCTTGACCTGCTCGACAAGGCGCAGCGCGCGGGCGGGCTGAACGTGTCGTACTGGTGCCTGCACTGGGCGCAGAAGGTGAAGACGGCGGAAGCGGCGGCGCATAGCAAGCCGGAACTGGTAAAGGGAGAATCGGATGCTGCTTGACGCCGATACCTTGGGCGAAGGCATCGCCGGGCTGGTGCGGGCGCATGTCGCGCAGAGTGTGGCGCCGCTGCTGAAGCGCATCGCGGAACTGGAGGCGCGCGAGCCATTGCGCGGGGAGAAGGGAGATGCCGGGGAACGAGGCGAGCGCGGGATGGACGGTGTCGGCATCGAAGGAAAGATGGGCGAGCGCGGGCCAATGGGCGAAAAGGGCGAAACAGGACAGAACGGAAAAGCTGGTGGCGACGGTATTGATGGCAAAGATGGGGCGCCTGGGCGCGATGGCTCACCAGGCGAGCGCGGAGCCGATGGGCTGAATGGCAAGGATGGTGCCGCAGGCGAGCGGGGCGTTACGGGCGAGCCCGGTCAAGCAGGAGCCGACGGCAAAGATGGGAATGACGGCAGCAATGGCAAGGACGGTGCCGACGGTCTGCATGGGAAAGACGGCACGCCGGGCGAGCGCGGCGGCCAAGGCGAAAAGGGCATCGACGGCGCGAACGGGCGCGACGGGCGCGACGGGATGCCGGGCGTTCAGGGCGAGAAAGGGCTCGACGGGAAGGATGGCCGCGATGGACTCTCGCTTGACGACTTCGACGCCGAACTGAAGGATGGGCGCACGCTGGTCCTACGCCTGCGCAATGGCGAGCGGGTGATCGAGCGCGAGCTAGAGTTTGATGTGCCGCTGTACCGGGGCACATGGAAGTCTGGCGGATTGGCCCGAGGCGGGGATTGCTTCACCTATGGCGGCGCGCTCTGGATCGCTCTGCGCGCGACTGCGGATTCACCGGGCAAGCCGCCGAACGGCAAGCCGCCTGATTGGCAGTTGGCGGTCAAGAGCGGGATGCCGACATGAGGGCGCTGCCGAACTGGCGCGGCCGGACGGCGGTCTGCATCGCCAGCGGTCCAAGTCTGACGGTAGAGGACTGCGAGTTCGTGCGCGGCGCTGGACTCCCCACGATCGTGACCAACACCACGTTTCGGATCGCGCCGTGGGCGGACGTCCTGTTTGGCTTCGACTACAAGTGGTGGCGCGTCCATCTGGCCGAGGTGCGGGCAACCTTTTCCGGGCGCCTGTTCTGCCAATCCAATCGCTGGCCGTCGCGTTACCTTGAGTGGCCTGGCATGGCGCGCGGCTATCGCTCGTTCGGCAACAGCGGCGCCAACGCGGTATCGTTGGCGGTCGTGCTGGGCGCCTCGCGTGTTGTGCTGCTGGGCTATGACTGCCAGTTGACCGGCGGGCGCTCGCACCATCATGGCGACCATCCGGAGCCATTCGCCAATTGCGACAAGTTGCCGCAATGGCCGCTGCAATTCGAGCGCCTGGGGCGCTGGGCGTCGGCGCGGGGTATTCCAGTAGTCAACGCATCGCGCGAGAGCGCCTTGACCTGTTTTGACCGGGTGCCGCTCGAATTGGCGCTATCTCCGGCGCGGGTAGCAGCATGAACTACTGGGTCGTGCCCAAGCTATGGACTGGGCAGACGGTCGCGGTGCTCGCTTCCGGCCCGTCGATGAGCATGGAGGTGGCTCATGCGATCCGCCATCTGCCGCGGATTGCCGTGAACAATACCTACCTGCTCGCGCCCGATGCGGACGTGATCTATGCCGGCGACGCAGCATGGTGGAAGGCGCATTCCGAGGCGCTGACTTGTCCTGGCATCAAGGCCACTATCGAGCCATTGCCGGGCCACGCCCCAGCAGTGCCGGACGTGGTACACCTGCTGCGCAATACTGGGCGCGAAGGATTTGACCATGATCCCGGTAGCCTGCGCACGCACAACAATTCCGGCGCCTGCGCGGTGCAGATCGCGGCCCACGGGGGTGCTGCGCGGATCGAACTCTATGGGTTCGACATGATGGGCGGGCATTGGCACGCGCCCCATGCTGAACCGCTATCCAATGCGTCCGAAGGCCAGATGGCGCTGTGGCGCAAGCGGTTCCCGGTGCTGGTGCTGGCATTGGCGGCTCGCGGGATCGAGGTCGTCAACGCACCGCAGCGGATGGCGGCATGAGGCTGAACAACTTCCTGCGCGACGTGACGCGGCGGCAGCGGGCGGCGCTGGAGCGGCACGGGATGCTTCTGATCGCGGACGTGGCGGTTGAGCATATTTCGCTGGCCGAGGCGCGCGACCATCTGAGCATCGACGCCTTCGGTAGCCCGTCGCCGGAAAGCGCATGGGACGATTGGCTGGAAGCGCAGATCCCAGCGGCGCGGGAATACTGCGAGCAATATCTCGGCCGCTCGCTGGCGGCGAAGACGCTCGAGTACGCCACGCATACGTTCCCGACGCATGCCGCGGCGACGCCGCCGGGACTCGCCTTCCAACTGCCGTTCGGGCCGGTGCAGGAGGTGGTCAGCGTCACCTATACCGACGCAGACGGCACGCCGCAGACCGTGGACGCCGCGACCTACGAACTTGACCCGTACAGCACGCCGACGCTGCTGGCGCTCGTCTATGGCGAGGTCTGGCCCACTGCGCTGGCTTCGACCAACTCGGTCAAGGTGCGATATATCGCCGGCTATAACCTGGCCGACGACACGCCGCGGCCGTTTCCGCTGCCCAAGCTCGCGCGCTCGGCCATGCTGCTGATGCTGGCGCACCTCTTCGCCAATCGCGAGGCGACGACAGAAGGCACGATACTGGAACTGCCGCTCGGCGTGCAGGCGTTGCTCGACTTCCTGCCGCGCGAGCGGCTGGGGCTGGCATGAGAGCCGGCATCTTCCGCCATCGCGTGCTGCTGCAGTCTGCGGTAGATACCGTGGACGACTCGACCGGCGAGCCGGCGCGGACGTGGGCCGACCTGGGCTATTGGCATTGCGAGATAGCGCCCATCTCGGTGCGCGAGGGATTGATCGATGGCGGCGTGCGCGACGAGGCCGATACGTGGCTGCGCGGGCAGTATGCACCCGAGGTCGCATCCATGCTCGCCAAGGATCGCGCTGTATCCGAGGCGGGCACGTTCTACAACTTCGCCGGCATTCCGCAGATCGACAACGAGCGGCGCAAGATCAGCATCCGCGTCAAGTCAGGGCTCAACGATGGCTGACCTTACTATCCGCGTAGATGGCTTGCAGGAACTGTCTGCTCGGTTGCGCACGCTCGCTGCCGACGTCGAGAACAAGTTCGCGGGTCGCGCTACGGGCAAGGCTGCGCAGATCGTGAAGAAGGCTGCGAAGGCGCAACTGCGCGCAAGCCCGTCCATCGAGTCGGGATTGCTGGAAAAGAACGTGATCGTCAAGAAATTGGGCAAGACGCAAAGCCAAGGATTGACGTCGCAACATATCGTCACGGTCAAGAAGGTAATCTATCCGCGCAGGGGCAAGGAGTCGCATCTGCGCAATACCAAACAGATCGCGTCATACAAGGAATTCGGCACGGTCCACGTTCCGCCGGAACCATTCATTCGCCCTGCGCTGGAGCGCAACATCCAGCCTGGGATTGACGCGATGGCTGACAGCCTGAAATCCGACCTATTCAAGGCGGGCGCATGATCGACACCGTCGTCCGAGGCGCGCTCAAGACGATCTTTTCCGGTCGTCTGTATCCGTCCACGTTTATTCAAAAGGATGGCGGTCTGCCGCAATGGCCGAGTGGTCGCTACACGATCATAGATTCGATCAACGAGCCGGACGTGTGCGGTACCGACACGACCGACACCGACGATACGCGGGTGCAGTTGGATGTGGTCGCGGCAACGCGCTCGGAAATGGTAAGCATCGTGGCGCAAGTCATCACGGCCATGCAGGGACTCGATCCGCCGGCCATTCGCGACGGGCTATTCGAGACGTTTGACGAAGCAACTCGTACTTATCGCACGGTATTGGACTATCGGTTCTACGCATCATCGGTCGTAACGTCGTAACGGCAGCACGCAATCAACCTTCGGGAGCAAACATGAGTACGGGCAAGCGTTATAAATTCTTTGGTTCCACGTTCGAGGTGGGAACCGGTCTGGGCAATCCGATCACGGTAACCGGCGCAAGTGCCGCCGATCCTGTCGTCCTGACCGCGACGCAATCGCTCGACATTGGCGACGTGGTCAAGCTCGCCAACTTCGACGCGCCATCGCAACTGGATGGGCAGAGTTTCGTCGTCGACAATCCCAGCGGCTCGGACTTCGAGTTGGCAGGCGTGGACGGCACCGACTACGACTCGTTCAATGCTGGTACGCCGAACGCGCAAGCGACGCCGTATACCTGGACCGAGTTCTGCGAACTCACCGCAAGCAATCAGGCCGATGGCGCGCCGACCGAGGAGGATGTCTCGACCATCTGCTCGACCGCCAAGGAATTCGAGCAGGGTCTGAGCGATAGCGGCACGTTGCAGCTCGACTTCAATTGGGCCGGCAACGAAACGGTCCAGGCGGCGCTCAAGGCTGCGAAGTTGTCCGGCGACCAGATCCCGTTTCGCATCACGGTCGCCAATGGCGGTGGCATCGTGGTCATGATCGGCACGGTGCAGACGACGAGCATGACCGGCGGCGTCGGGCAGGCGGTCTGGAAGGGTTCGGCCACGGTCAAGCTGAGCGGCGAAGTCTTCGTATTCGAGGCGCCGTGAAGCGCGACGATCTGCTCGCCGCGATGGAAAACATCGCGGCAGAGAAGCCACGTCTCGTCACCGTCAAAGGTCTTGGCGATGTCCATATCCGAGAACTCACCATCGGCGAGATCGATGCGCAGATCGCGGACAACGAGGCAGGAACCAAATGGACTGCCGCGCGCGGGGCGTGTCGCCTGCTTTGCGATGAGAACGGCGTTCCGTTGCTGGACCCGAACAATAAGGACGACGTCGCGCGCATGGCGAAGTTGCCGACACGCGTATTGGCCGAGTTGAGCAAGCAAGCGGATAAGGTTACAGACTCGGGAAACTGACATGGCGCGAGGAATTCAAGCATATCCTCGCGCTGGAACTTGGTTGGTCAGTAGGCGAGTTGTCGCGCAGGATGACAGAACGCGAGTTTTCCGCGTGGCTGCGCTATGCGCAAAAGCGGCTCATGCCATCGCAGCGGATCGAGGCTTATCTCGCGCAGGTCGCGTCCGTCATCGCACAGAGCGTAGGCAATGACGTGAAGATATCAGACTTCATCCTCGACTTCGGCGCGAAGCCCCGCAAGGCATCGAAGGAGGACGCTCGCGCATTCGCCGCAATGTTGCCGGGCACTGGCGTGCGCAAGCTAGGCCAGGGCAGAAAGAAGAAGGCGACCAATGGCTAGAGGACTTGGCGAACTCCTGGTATCGCTCGGCCTGAACACTGCCGAATTTAGTCGCGGTCTGACCAAGGCGGAGCGCGATGCGCAGCAATTCGCCGGCCGCGTGCGCTCTGCTGTTGCCGAGGTCGGCAAGATTCTCGGAGGCCTGGAGATAGGCCGCGAAATATTCAGCGCGACCAAGGACATCATCGCCGAAGCATCTGCGCTATCTGATTTGGCGCAAGCGACAGGATCGACCGTTGAGTCCCTGTCGCGCCTTACTAATCAGGCCAAGATCGCCGGTTCTGACTTGGCGACGGTCGAAACCGCACTGTTGAAACTGTCCAAGGGGATGGCCGGAACCGACGCGGAATCGACCAAGACCAAGGAGGCCCTGAAGCTGCTAGGCGTCACTACGCGCGATCCGGTACAGGCGCTGGAAGAGGCATCGGTATCGCTTTCCAAATTTCAGGACGGCGTCAATAAGGTCGGACTCGCCGCGGCATTGTTCGGAGGCAAGGATGGGCAGGTATTCCTCAAAGTGATGCAGGACATCGCTAATCAGCAGGACGTAGTTTCCACCAAGACTACCAAGCAGGCGGAAGATGCGAAAGCACTAGAGATTGCTTACAACTCGCTGCGAGTAGAGGCGACGAAGTTTAGCAACGTAATTCTTTCCGACGTCGTTCCTGCTCTCACTGCGACGATAAAGGAATTCCAAGCAGGTATCGAGGCCGCTGGCGGATTTTTCAAGGCGATGCAATTATTTAGTACGATCGATCTAAGCGATCCGCAGAAGGAGATTGACAAGGTAGTCGCCAGGCTAGCAGATTTGCGCAGACAGGAAGCCGCATCAGGTGGTTTCGGAATACTGAGCGACATCAATCTAGCTAGTATTCAGCGGGCCATTGCGAATGACTTAAAGCGACTCGATTTTCTGCAAACGATACTGAAGCAACGACAAGGTTCTGGCGAATTACCCATTGTTAAACCAGAAGCGCCATTCATCGCTGCTGCCGGCGGCAAGGGCGCCAAGGAAGCCAAGGATGCTACCGATCAGTTGATTAAAAGTTTGGAGAATCAACTCCAAGCGACGCTAGACTTGAGCGCAGAAGAAATAATCCTGACGAAGCTCTACGACTTGCAGCACGACGGAATAACTAAAGTTACCGATGCTCAGGAAAAATACATTCGCGATATTGCGAGGCAGGTGCAGGTTACTGCTGACGCCAAGAAAGCGGACGAGGATTGGCGCAAGGAGCAGGAGGCCATCTCTCGCGCAATGGATGAGACGGCTAAGAATATCGCGCATAGCATCGAGGCATCGAAGAACGAGGCGCGGCAGATTCAGGACGGCAACGACGCCATCCGCGAGCAGATCGAGTTCCTTAAGGGCGGCGACGAAGCGGTGCGCAAGTTCACGGATGCAAAACTCGCGGCAACCATTGCCGAAAAGGAAAGCCAATTAGCGATCGAGGCTGGGCTCGGCGCGACCAAAGAGCAGCTTGATGCGATGCGGTCGGTGATTGACGTGCTGAAGCAGCGGCAACAGGTGCTCAAGGAATTCGACATAGCGAAGAAGTTTGCCGAGGAAGCCAAGGCGCTGCAGGACGTAAAGAACGCGATCAGCGATACTTTCGCGAGCGCGTTTACCGACTTCATCACCGGAGCCAAGTCTGCTAAGGACGCATTCAAGTCATTTGCTGACAGCATCGTTCAGCAAATCTCGCGCGTCGCTGCACAGAAGATCGCCAACGCTATCTTCGGCGGCAACAACGCTGGCGGGCCGGACTTCTTCGGCGTGCTGGCAAAGTGGCTCGGTGGCCTGGGCGGCGCAAGCGCAGGTACTGGCATCGCCAATATCGGCGCGGGAGGTGGCGGCGGTCTAGCGTTCGCTGCAACCGGAACCGACTTTGCGCGCGGCGGCGCGACGATGGTTGGCGAGCATGGCCCAGAGATCGTCAGCCTGCCGCGAGGCGCGCGCGTGACGCCAATCACCAAGGGCGGCGGAGGCATCACCATCGTGCAGACCATCAACGTGCCCAGCGGGGCCAATAGTGCCACGCTGCGCCAGACTGCCAAGCAGGCGTTCGCGCTCGCCGCCGGCCAGATGCGGAGAGGATGATGGCCTATCGCTCGGATTTGCTGTTGCCCAAGGCTGTCGATTTGGAATGGGTCAGCGGCAGCGGCTATTTCACACGCCTTATCCGCACCGAGAGCGGGCGCGAGTCGCGCAATCAGGAATGGGACTCGACCCTATCCAAGTACGTGATGCGCTACAAAGTGCGCAAGCAGCGTGTATGGGATGAGATCGCGCGCCACTTCGATGCGGCGGCAGGCATGGCGCATTCATGGCCGATGCGCGATCCACGGCACAATGTGGCCGACGCGACTCAAGGAGCTTTTGAGATCATCGACGTGACGACCGCATACATGGTCGTTACGCAGACTTTCGGCTCTCATTCGTTCTCGCGGCGCGTCAAGCCTGCGGACAATCCCACGATCACTGGCGGCTCCGGCACGTCCTACGATTTCACGACCGGACTGCTCACCTATTCGTCGCTCCCTGATTCCTGGGAAGGGCCGTACTTCATCTGTGTGCGCTATGACACCGATGAACTGGAACTGACCGGCATCAACCGCAAGAAGGACGGCACGCTGCTCGCCGGATTCAAGGACGTGCCGCTGCAAGAGGTTCGTGACGAATGAGGACTTACAGCGGCCCGATGCAGGCGCATATCGAGCAGACGACGACGAGTCTGACGACGTGCATCTATCTGGAACAGGTCGCGCCTGGAACGCAGATTCTTACGGTTACCGCATTCAATCGACCGCTAACCATCGACGGCCGGCAGTACGAGTCGTTCGGCTTCCTGCGCCAGGACGTGAGCGGCAACGGGAACATGGAGGTGCCCACGACAGAGGTTGTCGGGATACTCAATAGCGCGACGATCACCGAGGATGACTTGCGCGCGGGCAAGTGGGATTTCGCCTCGTACAAGTTATTTCAGGTCAACTGGGATGACCTGTCGATGGGCCGCATTCAGTTGTCCGAGGGCAACATTGGGATCGTGCGCGCTGGCTTGCTCAAGTTCACCGCGGAACTGCTTGGGCTCATGCAGGGCGTGCAAAGCGGCATTGGCAATCTGACGAGCCCGGCGTGCATCCACAAGTTCGCTGCTAGCGAAGGCGGACCTGGGCTGGGCAATGGCTGCACCATCGATGTCAATGGCTCGCCATCGTTCATCCGCTTCGGCACGGTCGAGGCGATGGACGCCGACTTCCACACGATCACCGACTCAGCGCGTACCGAACCTAACAATACCTTCACCAACGGCATCTTCACTATCCTGCCGACGAGCCCACCAGGATTCATGGACGGGATGCAGTTCGAGGTGCGCGCCTATCAAGTCGGGATATGGGTTCTGTTCGGCGCGCTGCCCTACGACGCGACCGGGCTCGACTACTCGATCACCTTCGGCTGCGACAAGAGCCGTCGAATGTGCATCGACGTGTTCGATAACATCCTTGACCGGCTCGCTAGCGACTACACGCAAGGCAACGACGCGGCGATTCAGGTCGCTCGGCACGGGCAGAACACGACGACCAGCGGTTCCGGCGTGCCCGGCGCTCCCAGCACTGGCGCGCCCAATCCGGTCAATTTCACTCTGCTATGGAATGGTAGCAATTCTCCGCACCACACGGCCGGTGTGCGGGTGGGCGATATCTACGTCGTTCAGTTCACGACCGATTCCGATCCGGTAGGACCGGGAAATATCGACGTTGCCGAGTTCGGCGATCCGGCGACTTTCCGCTATGGGGTGATTGCGACCGATACCGCGGCGACTCATGTGCTGACCAACGGCACGCAATATGGGAACTCGCTGTCGTTCATATTCGGATCGAGCCCCGGCGAAGTCAATCTGGCAGCGAACACGACCTATTACCTCGTCGTCCGCATGCCATCGCCGCCGTCTACGCTGGGCGACAACTGCGACATGGTGATCGAGTTCTGATGACGCGCGACGACTTCCTCGATGAGGCGCGATCATGGATCGGCACACGCTGGGTGCATCAGGCGTGCGTCAAGGGCATTGGCGCGGATTGTATTGGCCTGATTGCAGGAGTAGCAGCGGCGCTTGGCAGCACTGAGGCAGCGCGCTTCCTGCGCACGCCAGAATGGCGCAACTATGGGCGGCATCCTTTGCCAGCGTTCATGTTTGGCGTCTGCGATCAACTGATGGACCGCATCGAAATCGATTCTGCCATCCATGCTGATGTATTGGTGTTCCGCTGCGGGAAGCACCCGATGCATTTCGGCATCATTACGTGCCATGCGACGATGATCCATTCGTGGCTCATGGCGCGTCGTGTGTGCGAGCATCGCATCGACGCGGCGTGGCGCTCGCGCATTGAGCGCGCGTATCGCATTCGAGGCATCGCGTAATGGGTCAGCTAGTTCTCGGTCTGGTCGGCGCGGTTGCAGGCTTTGCCATCGGCGGCCCATTTGGCGCTGCTATTGGATGGTCGGTTGGCACGCTCGCTGGCAGCTTGCTATTCCCGACCAAGGTGCAGGGACCGCGGCTCAAGGACACATCCGTCCAAGGTGCGGAATACGGCACCATGCGCCCGATTCTGTTCGGAACGATGCGGATCGGCGGCATCGGCATGGGACAGGGCTCGACCGCCAACGGGCCGAACAAGTTCACCGAGGAGGAGCACAAGCACGGCGGCAAGGGCGGACCCGAGGTGACTGATTTCACCTATCGACTCTCATTTTGGAACGAGATATGTGAAGGGCCGATCGTAGGCGTGCGCAAACGGTGGGCTAATGGGCGCCTGCTCACTGACGAAGAAGTCGACAACCCGGATACGTGGCCGTACACGCTCTATCTGGGCGACACGACGCAGCTTCCCGATCCGACGATGGAGGTCGTCTATGGCGTTGGCGAAGTATCGCCCATGCGCGGCGTTGCTTACGAGGCTATTGAAGAAGTTCAGGTCGGCGACTTCGGGAACGCAAGGCCGAATGTCGAATACGAGGCTTTTACCAATACCGGAGACGTGCCGGTTCGCATTGCCGAGTTCAGGCCTTGGAACGAGGACGTTACCGGCGCTGCTTTTAATTATGGCGCTAGTTATCGGAACGGCGTCATAACAACTGGATCTCTGGACACCGGGGCAGCGGACTTTTTCCGTTCGCAGTGGGATATCAACGGCAATCAGATCGGTACTACGACCACAAGTAACGGGTGCGGTGGCGCAGCGCAAGCTCAAGTACGCAATTCACCACGCTACGCGGTCTACGCACCAGGCGGATCGGTATATCAGTGGTACGGAGAGAGCGCGGTCTTTCCATTTGTGGAGTTGGTCGTTACCGGCGACTACATCAACTCTCCCGGCAATGCTGGCTTGGTCGGCAACGGCAACATTTATCTAAACGGATATTTCTTCGGACCTGAACAATTCGGCGGTGTCTCGATCATCAATCGGCTTCGCGCGCCGAACGGAGATCCGCTGCCGACTGCCATAGCGATGGGCAGCCCGCCCCCAGTAGCGGGCGAATATGTCTCTCTGGACGCGGCCTATTCCAATTCCATCGTCGCGCTAGGCAACGACACCAAGAACAACAAGCTTTATGTGATGGTCAATGTCGGCACGCCGGGAACCAAGATGTGGCGCGTCAATCCGGAAGACATGACCATCGAGAAGTTCTGGGATGTCAGCGAAACATCCGGCACAGACTTGCGCGCGCATGGCAATTTCTTTGTGTGGAACGGATTGGTCTGTTTCCAAAGCCAGTTACCGGATACGTTCTGGTATATCAAACTGGTCAAGATCGATGCCAACGACTTCTTGGCTGACTATGGCGTGCCGTTACCTTCCGCGAGCACGGTAAGTCAGAACTTCACCATTCAACTGAATGGCTGCATCGGCATGGACGAGATGGGCACGTTCACGCTATGTCCGCAGCCGGCATCGGTAATTCTGGGCGACATCGTGTCGGCGATTTTGCAGCGCAACCCGCAAGGGTTGGACGAGGCGCAGATCGACGTTACAGATCTGACGCAGGAGGTGCGCGGATTCCTGATCGGCTCGCAGATGACCAAGGCGAACGCGATCCAGACTCTGCGCGAAGGTTTCTTCTTCGACGTCTCGGAGTGGGATGGCGTCATCCATGCGGTCAATCGCGGGCACGACTCCATCGCGGATATTCCAGACGGCGACTTGGGCGCGCATGAGCCTGGATCGGAACCGCCTGAGCCGTTGGAGACGACGCGCACGCCTGAAGCGGAATTGCCGCAGACCAT